TCAATCCGTAACTTATCTGAGTGGCGGGATAGGAACTGGAGGCGTTCAAGTATGTCTACTCCTATGTCAAAAGAGTTCTTGCCTTGGCCTATGTAGTCAGAGCGCACAGTAATACGCCCATCCTCATCCTCCATCAAGAAGATAGCGAATAAGGTACGGGCGGGTTTCTCTTTAGGCTTTTGCATCTGTTCTTTCTTCTAAGTAATGGCAGTATGCAGTTTTAAAAACATCGTAGAAGTTAATATTCTCTGCCTCACACAAATGTTGTAGGTCGGTGAGTTGGTCAATGATCGCCACATCAAGCCCGTCATAGCGTATTGTGTTCTTATTCAGCCCCTTTAGGGCGTTCTTTATTCTTGTTTGCATGGCTCAAGCTCTATAACTTGGTCAATATCCCAGTCACCATAGGTGTCATGGTTGAAGTCTCCTCCATCCATTTGGGTGGCTTGCTCAAAGGCTTCATCTTCATTCTCGGCCTCAATAACGACTGAGCAATAGGTGGTGTAAGAGGCTAATACGCGGTATGTTTTCATATCATTCTCCTGTTTGATCTAATTCACAAGCAAAGCACACATAGTCGTTAGGCACATCACACATTTGGCATTTAGGGTTAGGTTTTAACTCTTTACCCGAAGCATAAAAAGCAATTAACAGATCGCTTCTGTATTCAATCCATTCTGCATCCGTCATCTTTTCTATGTCTATCATGGTGTTACTCCTAGTCTAGTGAGGGTTCAAATTTGGGGGCGGTATAGCCATTCTTAACCCAAGGCGTATCGTATGAATGCACGATATTACCTTCAGAGTCATACACAATTACAGTCAGGTCGCCCCTAGTATCTATGTATGCTTCGATATATCCGTTGTTCTCTCCAATATTGATAACGGCACTTTGAACATCGTTATCTAGTAGGTCTACTGATAGTTTCATGCTGTTTCTCCTTCGTTGCAGTTGTTTATTTCTACTTTACTCATGATTGATCTTCCTCTACAAACTCGCCGTTATCGCTCTCAAGGGCAAGAAGGTTGTTGTCTAGACCAAAGTGGTATTCCACTTCTTTATGCAGTTCCTTTGATGCAGACTCTGCGCTCTCGCCCCGCACCCACACAGTGCATTGGAATTTGTATACTTTCATGCTGTTTCTCCTTCGTCTTTCTTTAAAAACCAAACTATTCTGATCATCTCTAACAACTTCTCGGCATCCTTAAGATCGTCAAAGGTGTTATCGCCGTGTTCGTCACAAACATAGTCGCCGGTCTCGGCATTCATCACCATGTATCCGGCTAAGGTTTTAATTATTGTGAACATTATTCTTCTCCTTCGTCTATGTAATCCCAAACAAAAATCGGGGTCTGGTTTCCCATGTAAGCACCTTCAATGTTGAACTCTATAAATTCATGGGCTTCCTCTTGCGTCATACCATCCCTAGCCATAAGAATTTCCATGATTTTTTCGCATGAATAAACAAGCACTTGTTCGCGTTCATTGCCTAGCCACACTAATGCTTGACCAATGATCGCTTCATCTAATCCGTCTGCTTTAAGCATTGTTTTTCTCCTGTTCAAGTTTCCATCTAATCGCTTCATGCCATATACCTAGGGCATCCATAATAGAAGTGTGATCGCCACAATAATCTATGTCTTCGCCGGACTCATAGCGGGTAACAAAGTCTTTCACTAAGTCATCCGGTAGGAATGCGACATTGTTGGAATAAGCATTTACAAATGCGTCTATTTCATTCGGTGTCATTGGTTTCTCCTTAAAGTTTTCCGTTAATGGGTAAATAATCTTGCTTCTTTATGTCAAAGATTGACCAACTTTCCCAGTGTTTTTGGTCATCATCACAGTCAATCACTAACTCATACTCTCGCGTGCCAATAGTTAAGAAATTATGGTTTCTCTCAAACCTTCCGCGCCCTATCTCGCCGCTAACATATTGCCCATACTTCGGGTGTAGGGCATACCAAATGTTGCGGGTTAGGTCAAAGATCAATTCGATTTTGTGCTTGTATATCGTGATATCAAAGTGTTTAATCATGCATTTGTCAATGCTTGGCTCTAATACACTTTCAAAGTGTTTACGCGTGTCTTCAATAAGGTCTGCGACTTGATCTAGCGGGTGGTTTTCTACAACTTCCCATACATCTATGTCTTCAGCAACCCATGTATTGCGTTCATCTCTCAGGGCTTTAAGAATCCCTTCATAGGTGGCATCAATAGGGTATTCGGTTAGCCATTGGCTAAGGGCAAAATGTTCTGATGTTTTCATTCTTCTATCTCCTCTGTAATGTCTAAACTTCTGGCTTTAAAAATACTTTCTCCATCTTCAAGTAAATCTCTTACGGCTTGGAATAGCCATTCAAGATTAGTTTCTTCGTTCAAATCTAGCGTCATTTCTACTTTGTATGTTTTCATGGTCGGCATCCTTAATTTGTTTCTATGTTGAGGTCTACGCGGTCGGATAGTTCGTCAACCATCACCACTTCGTTAATCTTCCAATCATTAAAAACGCATACAGTTTTTGTGTGATCGTCTACTTCTAAAAGTTCTTTTATTAGTTCGGCTACTGTCATGGTCGGCATCCTTAAGAGTTGGTCACGGTTCGTATGTCCAATTAACCCCGTCATGTTCATCGCAAAATACCCATTCGATTAGTTCTTCGCTTTCGGGTTCGGGGTTTTCCTCTATGATTTTTGTTTGTGCGTCTTCGAGGTTTTCAGCCTCAACAAAGTATTCATAAGAGACATTTTTAAAAATCTGAAATGTTTTCATGGTCGGGCATCCTTAAAAAATAGTTCCGTTTTCGGTGAATTGGTAATCGTTGGCGATCAAGTATTCATCCGCGTATTGATCTTCTAATTGGCTCTCCATGTCGGCACGCCAATCTTTAAATGCTTGGTCTATCGCGGCTTCAAATGCTTTCGAGGCGCATCCGGTGGCCTTAAAAGTATCGTAAAAAGTAAACCACAAAGCACAGTCTAGGCAGTAACCGGTAGGCATAGCGTTGCGGTCTACATCCTTCAACTTCAAACCTCTAAAGGTAGAGGGTGGATAGTCGATATCGTAGGAATAGGGGCAATGAGCACCGATTGACCAGTTAGTCAGGCGCACGCCGTAATGGTTACAGAATGTTTTAATGCTGTCGATTGATTCGCTGTCCCATCCAAAGTCTATGGTCTCTCGATACCATTGGCGGGCGGCATCTTTAGCAGCATCGCTCAATTCATCAAACGAATAGATATTTAATTCAACTGTTTTCATGGTCGGCATCCTTAAGGTTTGACCCATAGGGTCTCTGCTACATCAAAAACATAGCAACGGCTTGCGTTAAATTCATCCGCTAGGCTGTCGGTCGCGGCTGTTATTAGTTCGGTAATGGTGTCGGCTTCGGGGCTGTCGGGGCTTTCAACATCATCAAATTCGAGCACTAAAGTTAGGCGAATTCCCTTCGCGTATACATTATTTGTCATGGTCGGCATCCTTAAAAGTTATATACATTCATCTACCCAACAACCACTTGCGTCAAACGCTACTTGCATGGTCTCGCAATCTTCGGTAATGGCTTTCACTACCGCGTCTGCCTCCGGACTATCGGGGTTTTCTATGTTTTCAAATTCAAAAATTACAATTACTTTCATGGTCGTCATCCTTAATGGTTAGGTGATAGGTAATGGGTGAATGTATCAGGTAGGTTGCAAAGTGCAAGGCATCCTTAAAATAACCTTGCGCTATGGTCGGTTATCGTACTTCGGCGCGGCCTAGGTCGATCAGTCGGCGGGCTTCTGGTCGGTCTTTTGGGTCTTCGCTGTTAAGCATTGCGCGTATGTTTTCTGCGGCGGCTCGGCTTCGCTCAGGTGTAGCGCGTTGGTATTTAGCCCCCGCGTTTATATAGTCGGCTTCGGTGTGTTTCATTGCTTGGTTTCCGTTATTACTTGGTACATGTTCCAGCCTAGGGTTACAACGCTGTGGCCTTGGGTTAGTAGTTCATCGATCATGGATTTGTCGAAACTATGCCAACCTTCCCAATCTGCGGGGCATCGGCATACTTCGCGCCAACCCGTATTGTCCTTGCGTGCGTGGTAGGCGATCATTGGGGCTTCTTTCATGTTGTGACTCCTTAATTAAAATAAGCGCGGGCAATAGCGCGGGTGAATACATGGCGGGCGGTGTTACGGATGCGATCACCCATGCCGTCACCGGTCGCACAATCACTTCGCCAATAGTTCCAAAGGGCGCGGGCTAGTACGGCACAAACTGCCTTGCGGTATTCGGTGGGGAAATATTGGCCTGTGCAATAGTCAATTTTTACTAGGCCGTCATCGGTCGCGGTGATAGTGAGGCGGCCTGAGAATGCTTCGCGGGAGGCCGTGATTATCTCGGCGGCTGTAATCCCTGACAGTTCAACTTTGCGAATTATTGCGCGGGCATGGTGTAGGTCTCGCGTTATGTTGCGAACCTCTGCGCGGTAAGCGGCGCGGCCTTCAGCATCGCGCCAATCACTTATATAGTTTCCGGCTTCTAGTTGCGGGCGTTTGGCGGCGAAAGTAGCGAGGGCGTTTAGTATTTCGGTTTTCATGGTTTGGCCTTTAAATGGTTTGGGGTTCGGTTTGTTTTACTGTCACGCCGTAACCGAGTTTTTTAATTTTCTCGATAGCGGCGCGGGTGAGGGTTTTTGTACCGGCGATATCCGCAAATAAGCGGGAGGCATGGCACGCGGGGTAAATGGCTTGCACGCCATAGATTTGGCGCAATTCGATTGTGATTGTGTTCATTAGGGTTACTCCTTAGTTGCTAGGTGGGCGAAAAGAAAAGCGGCGGCGGTACAAAACAGAGTTAATGCAATGCCTTCGGTGGCGGTAATGGCTTGGTATATGTATGCCCATATTGAAAAGGGGAATAGGGTAAGGGCGGCACAAAGGCCGATTAGGTTTAATGTTTTCATGGTTTATCTTTCATTAGAAAATCTTCGAATTTATAAATCTTGCCGTTTACTTTCACGCGGGTGAATTTCTGATTCACTAGGAAAGTGATAGCCTTTTCGGTGAGGTCTTGCAGTTCGCCGCGTTGACCTACAAAGTCTATAAGTTGGTTGCGGCGGTAGATAACCGCGACGCAAACGGCGTTTGCTTGGTGCGGCTCATAAATATAGAGGGTTGCTGTTTTCATGGTTTTCCTTAGTTAAGTGAAAGGCCGGAAACGCGGTAGTTGCCGCCCTCGGTTTCGATATCTACTGTCCCAAAGGGATGTACGGCGATAATTTTCCCTTGCACCATACGCCCAAAAATTTGGGTTGTAATGGTTTGCCCCAAGTGGCGTTTCGCCTGTTGGTTTGCGCGGCTTTGTGCAAATACGCGGTTTTTTTGTTGGTCGTTCATGGTGGTTACTCCTAGAGGGTTAAGTTAACGCACTACCTGTGTGGTGCATTAGGTGTTATCCTATCACCTATAACGCATCTGTCAATAGTCCGTTGACCTAAATATATTTATCGGGTTCGCGGGATCAATAGATTTTCTTAATCGCGGGTAAACAGTCTGAGGGATGCTCTCACACAAGGGAGAGAGACACCATCACTAAGGGAAGTAATCCCAGTAGATAGCGTTTTCCTATCTTATTGTGTTTCCCCATGTGTTCTGCCTATAATGCGCCCATGATGAAAACCACACTATCACGCAAGCAAATCCGCGAGGGACTAGAACAAGTGCCATTCGTGGACATTATGGGTAAGCAGTTAACCGAGCAGTTAACCAGTAAACAAAAGGCATTCTGCCTAGAAGTAGCCAAAGGGGAAACGGGCGCGGCGGCCTACCGAAAGGCCTATAACACCAAAGGCAAAAAGAAAACCCAGACAGTAGAGGCAAGCAAACTAAAAGCGCGCCCATCCATTGCCCAAACCATAGAGGCATTCGAAGTGGCTTTAGAAGCACAGAAATACCAAACCCCTGCGCATTTAAGGGCGCTCGTCATTAATTCTCTGGTCGGTGTGATTGTTAATCCGGAATCAAACGCGGGACAGATCACTAACGCGGCGAAAGTCTTGGGGACAGTCACCGAAGTAGCGGCCTTCACCGAACGGAAAGAAGTAACAACCATAACCAGTAGCGAGGATGCACGCAAACGCGTTATGTTGCAGTTGCGCGAGATGATGAAAGCAAACGCGACGGATGCCGTGGAAGTGGAGGCCGATGCATTGCTAAAAGAGTTGGCGGGCGACCCACCCATCCCCCACCCTCCCGCTACTGATTCGGAGTCCCTCTCTACCATACATACTATTCCACCCAAAGTATCCCAATCTTTTACGACCCCCCCTTCTAATACTTTAGACCACAGTTCGTCTGACGATCCTACAGAAAGACCCCCCCTATGAAATTGAGTACAAAAGGGGTAGGGGGGTATATTTTTTTAGAACCTTTAGCGAAAAGCAACTAATTTAAATGAGTTGGTTTGGGTTTTTGGTAGTTTTTGACTATGAGAAACGGGGAGTCGATAGCCATGAAAATAAACATGAAATTAAGTAAAAAGGATATGTCGTATGAAGAGTGTTTGGAGGTTGATATGACCCCGGCGCAGAAGGAAGTATTTCTTATTGTGGATGAGTGGTGGAAGAAGTATGGGTTTAGTCCTAGCTTACGGGATATAGCTAAGCAGAGGGGGAAGATGGGATTGGGTAATACGAGTGAGATTGTGGATAGGTTAGTTAAAGTGGGGGCTTTGAAGAAGTTGAAGAACAGTGGCCGTTCTATCCGGCCTGTTTATATAAATTTTAGGAACATTGAGTGACTGAGAGTTTGTTGGATAAGCTGTTGGCTACGTTGCCTGTAAATGAGCAGGAGAAACTGTTGGCCGACGTGGAGACTTATAAGCAGTCTATTGAGCGGGAGAATGCTCAGAAGTCTTTTATAGCTTATACAAAGATGATGTGGCCCGGGTTTGTTGGAGGGAGACACCATGCCCTCATGGCCAAGAAGTTTGAAGATATTGCCAGCGGAAAAATAAAACGGTTAATCATAAATATGGCTCCCCGCCATACTAAGTCTGAGTTTGCTTCTTATCTGTTGCCTAGTTGGTTTCTTGGGCTAAACCCGCATAAGAAGGTTATTCAGACTTCTAACACTGCGGATCTGGCCGTTGGCTTTGGACGTAAAGTTAGGAACTTAGTGGACTCGGAACAGTATTCACTGGTTTTCCCCGATGTGGCATTACGGCAGGATTCGAAAGCTGCTGGACGCTGGGCAACTAATAAAGGTGGGGAGTATTTTGCTATCGGTGTTGGAGGTACAGTTACTGGTAAAGGCGCTGACCTTTTAATTATTGATGACCCTCACTCGGAGCAAGAAGCTGCTTTGGCGCAGGGAGATCCTAGCGTTTACGATAAAGTTTATGAATGGTATACCTCTGGTCCGCGCCAGCGTCTACAGCCGGGCGGGGCTATTGTGATTGTTATGACTCGCTGGGGAGATAGAGATTTAACTGGCCGAGTTATAAAAGACGCTATGCAAAGAGAGAAAGGTGAAGAGTGGGAGTTAATAGAACTGCCCGCTATCATGCCTAGTGGTACTCCCTTATGGCCAGAGTTCTGGTCATTAAAAGAACTGGAATCTCTACGAGAAGAACTCCCGCTATCTAAATGGAACGCCCAATATCAGCAGACCCCTACTGGAGAAGAGGGTGCTATTGTTAAACGGGAATGGTGGAAGGTCTGGGAGAAGGAGGATCCGCCTAGGTGTGAATTTATTATCCAGTCTTGGGATACGGCGTTTACTAAGAACGAGCGGTCTGACTATTCTGCGTGTGTGACTCTAGGGGTTTTTTACTTTAACGAGGATCCTGAGAACCCTAATATTATTTTGTTGGACTCTTTCCAAAAGAGGATGGAATTTCCTGAATTGAAGGAGAAAGCTCATGCTCACTATATTGAATGGGAGCCAGATGCTTTTGTGGTTGAAGCTAAAGCTGCTGGTGCGCCTTTGATATTTGAGTTGAGAAGAATGGGTATAGCGGTATCGGAATACACGCCGACTAGGGGTAATGATAAATTTGTCCGTTTAAATAGCGTGTCAGATCTATTCAAATCGGGTAAAGTGTGGGCACCTGACACTAGATGGGCGCATGAGTTGATTGAACAAATGGCGGCATTTCCAAATTCAAGCCACGACGACTTGGTTGACGCTTGTGTTCAGGGAATGATTCGTTTCCGGCAGGGCGGATTTTTGCGTCTTGAAACTGATGAACGAGAAGAACTACGTAGCTTCCGTAAGAAGCATGTTTACTATTGAGGATTTAAATGGATATTAGCAAATCACTCTACACAGCACCCCAAGGTATTGAATCTGATGAAGGACCGGGGATTGAAATTGAAATTACTAATCCAGATGATGTCGTCATTGGCATAGATGGAGTAGAAATAGATCTGATGCCAGATAAAGAAACGGCAGATGATTTTGATGTCAACTTAGCTGAATATATGGAAGACAGTGAGCTAGAGACAATTGGCTCAGATATTGTCGAATTAGTAGAGGCGGACATTAACAGTCGTAAAGACTGGGTAGAGATGTACGTCAAGGGCTTAGATGTTCTGGGT